TGGATTGGCTGCTGAACCTGCAATGTTAGCAGGTATTCTTAGGGTATCATTTCCAGTTATAGTTGGATACCTTAATTCTATACGGGCTTCGTTTGGAGTTATAACGCCGCCATTAACTAGTGTGCTATGATAAGCTGCTACATCTTTTAGTTCTGGCTGTAATGCACTCACGTTGCTGGTTACTTCTCCAACGTCATATCCAAAATATCTTTCCAGTGCGGAAACATATAGCCTAACGATTGGCAGTACAGTTTCCAGGTAAAATAACCGTAGATTAGGGGCAATGTTAGCATTGTTACCACCACTCAATAATATAGGCGGTATGCCTACGGTTGTCATTACACGCTCACTGTGTCGTGCAATAGCCTGATCAAAGTCTAGGTCTTGAAAATTACCGTCCTGCAATTTAACAGGCTTTAAGCCACTGTCTAGGATAATTGGTCGACGACCACCAGCTCGTGGATTATATCGCTGCGACCAGTACTGATAAGTTTTATCTTTGGCAGCTTGCGACAAGCTGTTATCAGTGGTTAGTGCTATACCAAACATAGCACCGTTCTTAAAGAAGTTTTCTTGAAATTCGTGCATGTTATAGAGTATTTCTATGCTTTTACGCGCTGCCGACAATCTGCTCTGCCCGCGATAGATACTCTCCGAATTAACATCACGAAAGTAAAACACCTCCGACTCACGAAAATCTACTACACCATTATACCTATAGCCGCTAATAAAGGTACGGCTATCGGTTAAAATTTCTACATGATCTGCTGGCAGGTGGTACATAAAGGTACCATCAAAGTGTACAAATGCGTTGCCGTCTAGCAAGAAGTCTGTAAATAAGCAGCGACGAAATTCTTGTGCTGACTGGTAAGGATTTGGACGAAAATTAAGTAGCGTGTTTAGTTGTTTTTGACGTAAGCCAACTACCACACCATCATGTTGTTTATCGCGTATATCATAGTCTAGGCTACTACAAGCACTTACTACTTTGTTAATACTAGTATTAACACAGTCTACATCTCTAAAGTAGAACTGATAAGTAGCTGGCTGTGTTGTACCAACTTGTGTGCCTTCCTGTTCACTAATACGCTGCTGAGCTGGATTTAGCTTTTCAACTAACCACTCACGTAATCTTTCTACTCGACTCATACCCACTCCTAGGTAAATTGGCTAAAGAATCCACCAGGCTTGGTTACCACTACACCACTAGCTTTAGACCGCTGCGTTTCAATCCAAGTACGCTGTTTAGGTACACTGCTAACCGTGGGAATTTTACCATAAACACTATGCAGCATTACATGATGGCGATTACAGAGTGTGTAAACCAGTTCATATAACTCATGATAGTGCTCTTGAATAAATTCATCACGAACAGCTAGTATGCCCTGGTCAGTACTAATATCATAACCCATGCTATCTGCCCAGTTATACAACAGGTTGGTTATACTGTGCAGATGATGTAGCTCTAGGTCATTAGTAGCACCACAAATATAGCAACTAGATTGTTTGGTGTATGCTGCCTTGGCTTTGTCTCTTACCCATTTGACTGCGATGCGATTGTTTGTATTTTTTGCCATTTTGATTTTGTTAATTATAACCTATAAGGTAGTACTATTGCAACCATAAATTTTACCACCTATATAACATAGCTGTAAAGTGCATAACGAACAGCATCAGCCATGTGACTATACTTATTGTGCTTGGGCCGTTCACGTGCTAAACCCTCACGATCGTCCCACTGGTACTGATCTAGCATGGCTAAAACGTGCTTACAGTCTTGATGTACCCTAAATCTACCTTGCTGCACTAGTGTTTGCACATAAGCAATGCCTGGTAACACATCTTTTTTAGCACGAGTAGTAGCAATATCGTAGTTGTAGGCTAAGTCAGCGGCAAATTGTGCAGCTGCACTATCAATAAACACAGTTTCTATACTATACTCTTCAATAAACCTACTAAAATGCTCTGCATGTTGCTTGGTAGTCCTTTCACTCTCACAATAATCCTGCACACAGTAAAAACAATCTGTATTATAGTCGTAAACAATGGTTACCCAAGCTGTTTCGTCCTTGTAACCAGGGTCTAGGCCAGCTATCGTCTCACCACGTAGGTCTGGCAGTTCCGCTAAAACGTACTCAGGCTTGAATCCCTCATAAATTTGACCTAAATAGCTAGTAAAACTTGCCATGTACTCCTGCTCAAACTCTGCCTTCGACATGGATCTGCGTGCTTCATCAACATCCGATTGTGCCATGCGGCTATTCTCCGAATAATCTGCCTGTAGTGACACCCATTCTGGAAAGTTAGGGTCAAATCCACGCTGCCAAAACTTACTAAACCAGTTGTTTTTACCGCGTGGTGTGCTAATAAATATGGCTTTTGCCGATGGTTTGTCTAGTGTAGGACGTAAGGCAATGTTAAACGCA